TGGAGTTGCTGGGAATTATGAATTTAATGTAGGTGGTTCATGGATACATTTCAAAGCGATTCCAGTAGGAACTGTATTACAAGTATGTGCAGAAGGAGCAAGAGACCAGTCTGATGCGTCAGCACCAGCAGCTGGTGAAATAGTATTCTTGTACTAAAATGGCCTTTGGCATGATAGAGCTTTCTAAGCTTCCAGTAGCTGCGCAAGAGGAGATTTTATCAAAACTTGCTTCCGAAGACACATGTCCAATCGAAATAGATAATAAGATATACTATATACCTAAAGAGGTAAACAATCTAATAGATATGCTTTATCAGCAGACGTGTGATTTCTCAAAAGGGGAAAATGGACTACCGCCAAATAAAACATAAAAAACATTACATATACGAAAATATACCTGAGTTTAGTAATACTCACCCAGACAAAACGCCTGTAAAAGATTGGCGTAAAGGAAAAGAAGGAGATTGGGTCTGGAGCGACGATAAAAGAATAGTGCAACTTCTCAAAGTTGTAGACAAAATCAAACACCCAAACGATAGAAAGAACTATAAATATGCTAGTGGATATGTACGGACAATTGTTGGTACATTCCTAAAAACTAAGGGTGTTAAGATGGATACGGATTTTTCAAAGCATCCAAATAGGTATACATTCTCTGGAAAGAACCCTAAATCGGTAAAAGAAAGAGAAGGAGTAACAAATAAAGAAAAGATTTTCGCAACAAATGTTGCAGTTGGAATGGGGCCCGTAAAAGCATATATGGACGCCTTTAGTAGTGATGATGAATTACAGGCTAGAAGAAAAGCAACAATATTATTAAAACAGGAAAGAGTTATGCAAGAAGTAGAAAAGTCAGTACTAGATATAGCAAAAGGAATGGGATTAGACCATGAGTACGTATTAAATAAATTAAAGTGCTTAGCAGATAATAGTTCAGATGATGGTATCGTATTGCAATCAACAAAAGAACTTGCAAAAATAATCGGTACTTCTGGTACTACTATAAAACAAAAGGAGATGGGTATAATAGGTATGTTTCAAGGATTCTCACCTGAGCAAATTGAAGAAGCCCAAAGACCCAGGCTAAAAGAAGTAAAAGGAGAAGTAGATGAACACGTGTCCTAGATGTGGTTCTAACAAGACCAAGAAAAATGGCAAAAGAAAAGATGTCCAGAGATATAAGTGTAATGAGTGCAATCGAGAATACTCAGATAGTGAAAGCAGTTTTGGGGATTCAAATATGTCTACATCCTCTATGGTGGAGGAATTAAATTATGTTTATATTACTGACAATGTAGCAACGGGAAAAGTCCCGACGTTACAACATTTATTGGAGAAATTCAACATCTCTGAAGATGAGTGGAAAGTAACTAATTTTAAAGTGAATCAATGGGATGTTTCAGCTAAGGAAGAAGTGGATGGTAAGATAGTATGGAATACTCATACTAACTATCAAGCAAAAGCAACTCTCATAAGGAAGATTCCAGTAAAGTGTGATTTCCCTACAGTTCAAGGAGCTACTGTAACACCTAAGAAGTTCAATATAGTAAAAACAAAGAGAGACTTAAATATTGATGTGGTTCTTCCAGATGCTCAAGTAGGGTTTAAAAAGAATTTTGACACAGGGGAACTATCTCCACTTCATGATTTAAAGGCAATTTCAGTTGCTACGGAAATAGTTAAGGAGATAAGACCTAATAGGATAATATTATTAGGTGATATGCTTGATTTACCAGATTGGTCTACCCACTTTATGCGTTCTCCAGAATTTTACTTTACTACACAACCTAGTTTAGATTGGTTATCCTCTTGGATTTCAGAATTAAGACCATACTGTAATGAGATGGTTTATATAGAAGGTAACCACGAAAAGAGAATGATTGATAGTATTGTACAAAATACAATTCAAGCCTATGGTATTAAACCAGCAAATGAACCAGATGTTCCTCCTATCCTTTCAGTACCTTATATGTTAGGGCTGCATAAGATGGGAGTAGAATATGTAGGTAATTATCCGCATGGAGAGTTCTATATTAATGATAATCTTGTATGCATACATGGAAATAAAGTAGGTCCCAAAAGTGGACAAAGCATAATGAAAATGTTGGACTCTCCAAGAATTAGTGTAATCCAAGGCCATGTCCATAGATTAGAAATGGGACATAAGACAGTTTGGACACATGGACAACCAAAGATATATCAAGCAATCTCATTAGGTACTCTTGCAAGAATAGATGGAATTGTTCCTGGTGGAGGTACTCGATATAATTGGCAACAAGGATTTGGTATAGTAGAATATGATAAAGAAAGATTCCAAGTAGATTCAATTGGTATCTATGATGGCAAAGCAATATTTAAAGGGAAACTATATAGTGGATGAGTATATAAAGCCTAGAGGAAAGAAGACTAGGCAGGGAATGAGTAAGAATACCAAACATGGTAATAAAGTAAGTAAAAAATATTATAAGAAAAAGTACAGAGGTCAAGGCAAATGATATATGGAGGAAAATTTATAGTAATATGGAAGAAAGCTAAAGAAGATGAAACAGATGCTTTAATGAGGTCTTTTGATACAATGATAGAATCCAAGTCTTATATTCAAGGGTTTGTAGACTCTATTGTTTCTTTCACTAAAGATGCAAATGAAGAAAAATTATTAAAAGAATTTGAAATAGAGGTAATGAAATGATTGGAACAAAAAGAGGGCTAAAAAGAAAAGACTTGATTAATAGGGTAAAAATGTTAGAGTATGCTTTGTCTAATTCGATTGAAAGACAGAGAAATTGTGAATTAGTGCTTGACTTTTATATAAAGATGAATAAGGACGAGAAGAAATTTCAGAAGTTTTTAGATAAACAAAAAGAAGATGGCGAACATAAACAAGAGAAACGTAAGCGAAGCTGAGGAACAATTATTACTTGCTCATAATGATTTAATTGCATTTGGTAAGTTGTTTCTTCCTGATGACTTTAAAAGAAGTGAGACTCCTCCATTCCACTATGAGATGGCAGATGCTATTGATGATATAGAAGCAAAACAATTGGGGATTATTCTTCCTAGAGGTCATGGAAAGACTGTATTAACTAAGGCTTCTATTATAAAAGATTTTGTTTTTTGTCCAAAAGAAGATATGCATTTTTACGCATGGGTATCTGCTACTCAGAAGTTATCAGTAGGAAATATGGATTATATTAAGCATCACCTTGAATTTAACGACAGTATTAAGTACTTTTTTGGTAATCTCAAGGGGAGAAAGTGGACAGAAGAAGACATAGAACTAACAAATGGGTGTAAGCTCATATCTAAAAGTAATGTGGCTGGTATTCGAGGAGGGGCTAAACTACATAAGAGATATGACTTAATTATTCTTGATGATTTCGAACATGAAGCAAATACCATTACACCAGATGCGAGAGCTAAAAATGCGAATCTGGTCACAGCTGTTGTTTATCCTGCGCTTGAGCCTCATACTGGCAGGTTGCGTGTTAATGGCACTCCCGTTCATTATGATTCCTTTATTAATAATCTTATTAACAATTATCAAAAAGCTAAGAAAAGTGGTGAAGAATTTTCGTGGAGAGTGATAACTTATAAGGCAATTTTGCCAGATGGAACTCCACTTTGGCCATCATTTTTCTCAAAAGAGAAATTAGAAGAAAAGAAAAAATTCTACTACGATAGCGGTCAATCTCAAAAGTTCTACCAAGAATATATGATGGAAGTCCAATCTGAAGAAGATTCAGTATGGAATAGAAGACATATAAAACATTGGGAAGGATATTACGAAAATGAGGATGGGGTTAATTACATTCACGTTGACGGTGAGAAACTTCCTTGTAATACATTCTTGGGTTGTGACCCTGCTACAGATATTGATACTAAGACTTCTGACTTCTCAGTTATAATGGCAATCGCTATTGACCCTAATAATAAATTATATGTATTAGAGTACGAAAGACATCGTAGTATTCCTACTGTAGGTTCAAGAGATAATAATGGGGAGATAATGGGGAAGAAGGGCGTTGTTGATTATATAATGGATATGCATGAAAAATATCATTGTGTATCAAGTACTGTAGAAGATGTAGCTATGAATAGGTCAATTTTCCAAGCATTAAATGAAAGAAGAAGATTAGAGAATAAATATAATATTGGAGTAATTCCAGAAAAGCCTGGTGGAACGAATAAAAGAAATAGAATATATAGTGGTTTAAGTGGTAGATTCAGTACTGGAAATGTATTTATTAAGGAAAATATGTTTGATTTGACTAACGAAATCATTACTTTTGGGCCTAAAATGTCCCATGACGAT